CCAGCTACTGGGGTAAACAACCCTAAATTACCGAACGCTGATAATGAGACCACAGAAATAACTCCACCACCTCCTCCAGCTGTACCAATACCACCAGTTGGCCCAGATGTTTGTGATTTACATATGAGTGTTTGTTCTGATGTTGAAGGTTGTAATGATACATAACTAATACCACCGGAACCACCTTGGGACGAAAATGTTGAAGTACCAACACCACCCTTCCCGACTTGAATGTAAATGGTGTCGGGTAATAAAAAAGCGGGTATTATCCCTCTGACAATTCCACCCGAACCCCCACCTCCTGGTCCTGTGGGGTTACTCGACGCATTTTGTCCACCACCAGCACCACCTCCAAGACAGAAAATTTCCACCATTTTAGCTCCACGAGGTTTTGACCATGTCTGCCAGTTACCTGTAGCATAAAATGTATAGGTTTGTTGCTGTTGAGAAGGTATGTTTGATAGGTCTAACATATTATTGCATCCAATCTTGTCTTGGTGGGTTTACATCTATTACGTGACTCTCAACAGGAAAGTCCGGTAATGTTAGGGTATTACCATCCAAATCTGTTATTCTAACTAAATTACCGTTGTTAATCTCTTGATACGCTTGAAAGTCCCATCCAAACGTAAATTGTATAAGAATATATTGCATAATTATTAATATTTACCACCAATAACACTTACATAATAACCCGCAGCGACGGTAGTTCCGAGTGTAACATTTAACCTATAACCAGGTGGTAAAGCAAAGTTTAATGGTAATTCATATACAGGTAAGGCTGCTACCTCTGACAATGTTGTCGCTGCAAGAGTAATTTCGTCGTATAGAATATTATTAGCGGGTGTAGCATTCGTCAATCCATTATTTATAAAAACACGAGCTACGGTCGCGATATTTGTTCCCGCTGACCTAAATCGTATTCTTTGAACAAATCCTCCGTTTGTTGAATCAGCACTAAAACAAGTCAGAACTGTCCCGGTTCCGTCTTTAGCTGTATTTTGTGTTGTTAGAGCAGATGTCCCCCATTCTATGTCCCCTAACGCGGAGAAAATTGGTTGTGTATTTGCTGGCATAATTTATTTTTTTTTTATTTTTATTTTAAAATATATTTTGATATCCATAGGATGTCGCCACAATTAAACCATAAGGTGAAATTGATGGACTTGTTATTGTTGTTGCTGAAATTGTGTCGGCGGTTAAACCCCCTGTAAATACAGTTGAACCAGAAACAGTTCCACCTGTAAATGATGAACTTGTGGTTATACCTGTGACATTAAATGTTCCTCCTGTATTATTTGTAAACACAATTGTGTTACCTGTATAAGTACCACCTGTTACTCTAATATCCGTTGGTAAACCATAATAAGTTGTTGCTGATATACTTAAACCACTAAACCCACCGGCAGCGGTTATAAATGATGTTACAGTACCACTTGAATTTTGACTTTCAAGTAAATTGGTAATATTATCATCATTTCCGGTACCATTTTTAATTGTTACCGCACCCAACGTTGAATTTGTAGTTATTTCTGGTTCAACCGAATTATTATATGCTTGTTGTAAATTTGTTGTTGATACACCACCTGCAGAACCAACAGTTTCACCAAATTTAGATGCGAAGAAAAATCGAGCTTTAGATGTGTCACTTAAATCCGTAGCACTACTTAAAACACTTAAAATACCGATTAATATACCATTATTTGTAAAATTACTAAATGTGTTAAATTGTTCTGTGGCAATACCCTCGATAGCTTGGGTTAATGTTGTATATGTTTCTTGTGCGTATTGAACTCTGAAAACACCATTCTGAACTAAATAAATTCTTTGGTTACTCACTTTTGTTCCTGAAATTGATGTAATAACACCACCAACATCATAGTTTGTTGGGTCTATAAATGTTGTATTTGAAGCGGTTCCACCAGTTTGTGTTCTATATTGAAACGTACAAGGACTTGTTCCTGAAACATATAATGCGTTTGGGGCTAGTGTATCACTAGCAAAATTAATACCTAAACCATATAAGTATCCTGCACTTGTGTTGAAACTTAAATTAGTCCCATTTGAGGATGCGTATATCCCACCATTTATAAGATTGATTGGTGTAAACATATCTCTTAATTGAGACAATGGGGATAAAACAAAATCAGGTTGACTAAATGCGTTGATAATATTTGTTTTATTTGCGTGACCTAATTTACCTAAAAATATATTTTGTCTTCTTTGTTGTTCTGTTAGTTCGATACTTGATTGTGATATTGTACCACCACTAGTTAGATATACCCAAGTTTCTGTGCTTGTATTTACATAGATTGCGGTATGAACACCACCACTATAACTTACATAGTAAAGTTGAGGACTTAATGGGTTCGTTGTATCATCAACAATCCACCCTTTAATTGGTGCAACATTAAATGTTGTCGTTGATGAGATGGATAACCCTGTAAATTCAAACACACCTGTTGATGAGTTTACTGTTGATATGTTATATGATATTGTAATCCAATTTGAACCATTACTTGCCAATTGAATTGTATTTGTTTCACCTAAAATTACAAATGGTTTATCATCAATATTTTGTCCTAACACTGGTTGAACTGTAACGGCACCACCACCATTGTTTTTAACAACTAATAATCTACCTTGTATTCCCACAGCCGATGGTAATGTAACGTTAAATGTCCCACCCGTTACATCTATCATATAATCACTAGTTGTTGCGGTATATGCTGAATTAATTGTTACTTGTTTAAATGTAATACCACCTGTTGATGTTATACCTGAGGTTTGTGTTAGACCTGAAACATTTAAAGTGTTTGAGGTTAAACCGCTCGTAAATATTGTTGGGCCATATACTGTACCACCACTTAATGGCAAGTAAGCACCAGTTGTGGTACTTCCATCTAAAAAAGGTACCCAATCAACTAGACCATCTTTGTTTATATATTCAATAGCGGTAAGGATATCAATATATGTACAACCCTTTGTTGCAATATGTGTTGGATATCCATAACCGCTTTGATAATAAATTGAACCTACTGGAACTGACCTAATAGTTTGTGACATGACTTTTATTAATAAATATCATTATTATTATTATTATTATTATTAAAAATTTAAAGTATTACCTGTTATTTGTGCACCTACACTAGCTACTGTTGCAACATTCTTCAATCTCAACCCAATACCTGATGTAGAAGCATCAATGGCTGCTAAGAAATCTGAAGATGTTAATTCAGCTGTCCCAACGGTATTATCAACAGGAACATCTTTTCTAACACTACCTGTTGGTGGTATTATCAATTCTCCTGTAAATTCACCAAATTCTCCAAATACAACACCATTTCTAACATTTGGAATACCTGGATATCCACCATTGTAATCAGTAGTACTAAATTGTCTTTGTACTCCAACGGATGTGTTTATTCTCCAAAATGTTGATGCTGCCGTTAAAAACATTCTAACTGCTTGTACCGCTTGAACACCTAATGCGTTTATAAATGGACCTGACATTTGAACAACACCTGTTGATGATGTTGAAACAATCGCAGGAACACTAGACCCCGATAATGCTGTTACAACACCATTTACAGTTAATGCTCCTGCACCTGCAAAACTAATAGCGGCACCTGCACTTCTACTAGACACGTTTCCTATTATATTAACCGCACCACCTGTTGCATTTATACCATTATTATTTACAAAAGTACCACCTTGTACTGTACCCGTAACATTACATTGACCACCTGTTTGTAAAATTGCGTGTTGAGTACCTACGTTACCACCACTGGCAGTTACAGAACCTGTTATATTTACTACTGCGTTCCCAATATTATTAATAACATATTGAACAGGGTTTCCAGCTGCAACAGCTGTTAAACTAACATTCCCCACAATATTCAAAGTTCCAGCAGCCGCTAATTGAAAAGTCCTACTAGTATTATTAATACCAACGTTAGAATTAACAAAATTACCATTCATATTTAGAGTACCTACATTAGACAACAATATCAACGTTACAGTACCTACAACAGAACCATTAAACGAAGTAACATTAGCATTTACAGTTGCATTTTGACCACTTGTTAATGCACATTCCAAAACAGCTATGTTATTATTTACGAAATATGTTATAATTCCATTTTCAGCAGTGCAAGTCAAATTAGAACCATTTCCTGTTAAAAATTTACCACCTACTGTCGCACCACCAGTGTTATTATTTCTTATTGATAAAACAATATGTGTTCCAGTAATAGTTACTGTAAATCCATTTGCTATAGCATCGTCTGCCTCTGTTGGTACAACCCCACCAATCCAAGTTGTTGTAGCACTAAAAAACCCATTCTGAGCCGCTAAAATTGTTGCCATTTGTTAATTTTTTATTTTTATATGTTAAATGATGCTAGTTGTTTTCCAACAGTAGCCACTGTTGCAATATTTTTTAATCTATAACCAACACCTGATGTACTACCACTTATTGCATCAAATAAATCTTGAGCTGTTAATGTTGCTGTACCTACGGTATTATCTGTTGGAACATTAATTCTAACATCTGAAGGTAAAGGAACATTCATTGTACCTATTGTTGTGTTTGTTGGACCATATACTTCATTAAGTCTAACATCAGAAGCACTAGGAAACCCTGTTGTGTTTGTTGGGGCATCAGTGTATAAAATTCTATTTGTACTACCACTCGTTGTAAATGACCAATAAGTAGTAGCACTTGTTATAAAAAGTCTAGGTGCATTAACTGCCATAAAACCGTTGTTGTTAATCAACGGACCTGTTAATGTAACAGCCCCTAATCCAACTATTGCGTTTGCACCTGACCCAGCTGTCACTGTTCCAGTAACATCTATATTTGCAGCTGCACCAGTATTTGAAATTGCGTTTACAGTGCTTATACTTGTTACATTACCTGAAACAACACAATTACTTGATGAAACTAAACCTATAGTTGGATTAATACCTGCACTAACATTACCGTTTACGTTAACAGTTCCAGTTCCTCTATGATATATTATGAAAGTACCACCATTAATTAAATTACCAGTGATATTAATAGTTGAAGTGGTACTTAAGTCATATGTTGGTGAAATAGCCGAGCTAGCGTTATTAGGCGACCCAGTAACATTCAATATTCCTCCTAAAGTTACGTTTACCACTCTACCACCACTAGAGTTATTAGTATGATTCCCAATCATATTTAAAGTTCCTGTTCCTGAATGTAAAACAGCTGTCTGATTTGTTGATATAGCTGGTGAAATTATATTACCATTAATTGTTGCACTATTTGGTGAGTTTAAACCAAAAGTCACTGGTGCTGTAGCTGAATTAACTACAACACCTGTCGAGGCAGTAACTGTTAAATTAGTACCATTTAATAAGTTAAAAGTACCACCAACCACACCACCTTGAACAGTACCTGTTAGTTCAGTCATTTCCAACTCAGCAACCTGCAAAGTGTTAGCACCACCATTATTTAATGTTATGTTCATCCTATAAAAACTATAAGCATTTGTATTTGTTAGAGCAGAACTTGTATAGGTAGCACTAATACCAATTGAACTACCAGTAACGGTATCTAATGTTGTATAATTCACACCATCGTTACTTCCTTCAAAAGTCCAGTTTCTGGGGTTATTGGTAGGGTTAGTAGAAGGACTTCTCCATAAATATCTTTTAATTATTCTAGCTGTTGGAAATTGATATCCTATAGACCCTGTTACTGTACCTGTAGGGGTCCCCCAAATAGTTGTAGTATTTTTGTCGAACGCTCTCCAAGCCTCACCACCAACAGCAGCTGTACTTGCAAATGCTTGACCTGATGGTGTTGTATTAGAAGTCATTAGTGGTATTGGCATCCCTGGTAATAAATAAGTTGTTGCATCATTTCTAACCGTATTACAACTTACAGTACCACTAACTTGTATTGTGAAACCATTTGAGTAAGCGTCCTCACTACCTGTTGGTACAATACCTGTGTCCCATATTGCTGGATTACTAAAAGTTCCACTTGTTATTGCAAAAGCCATATCTTATAAATTTTTATCTGTTATGAATTGTTGTAATGAACCAAATATTGTCATTAAAGCTTGACCTAAAGCTGGGTCTGTTTCAGCAGAAACAAACACATCTAAATAAACCAATTGTATTGGGTCATCTAAAAATTCAAATGTACCATCTCCTAAAACTCTATAAGGTTTAAATACGATAGCACAAGAACCACCAATGTTGGTTTCTTCAATCAATGGTGATATTGCTAAATTAGCTGTTACATATGGATATTCAATTCCATCTACTATTTTTGGTGTGTTTAATGTTAAAGGCATATTTTTATGTATTAAATTATATTTTATGTGTATGATATTGATTCTCTATTATTCCAAACTGAGTTAGGTGCACTTACAGCTGTAGTTACAGAACCTTCAACAGCTACTGTTATTCTCGTTATAGTCCATGCAGAAGCAGAAGTTGTAACTCCTGTTCCTAATGCAATACCACAATAATTAATAGCGTCATTTGTTGAATTATTTGCATTTTGTCTAGTATATGATACCCCTCCTGAAATTGATATATTTCCACTACCTAAAAGTGAAAAAGTATTTATTGTTTTTATATTGCTACCACTCACTAAAGCATCTTGTTTACTATTAAAAGAATTCCAATTAGTACTAGTTAATACACCAGTAGTTGCTGATGAGGAAAGTGGTAAATTATTATATGTGGTAGCTGATATAGTGTTAGCGGTTAAACCATTTGTAAACGTAGTTGAACCTGATACAGTACCACCAGTAAAAGTTGAATTAGGTAAATTTTGATAAGTTGTTGCTGATATAGTTGTTGCTTTTAAAGTACCATTAACATTAACATTAGGTGATGTAACATCTACTCTATCACTAGCAGTAAGGGCTATTCTTGTATCATTATCATTTACTAATATATATGTACCACTTCCACTAACACCAGTATCTCCAATAACAACTTGATTAATATCATATCTAATAGAAAATAACCCATCATCAGTATATTGTTGGTTTAAAATTTTGAAACTGGTATTTGTTTGTTCAGTTTCTGTATATAATGTATTACCACTATTAGTAACTCTATTACGTATAAATCCAGTATTATCAACAGTGCTTACAACTGAAGTAATATGATTATTATAAATGTTAAAACTAGAAACATATGAATTAGAAGCATTATCTTGGAAATAACCAAAACCTTCTTCAGGGTTTATAAAAAATTGTGAACTACCAAAGTTATCATGGTTACTACCATTTTTACCTAGAAAATAAAGTCCATAATCTTGTATTCTAAAATTAGAATATAAACCTACATTATCATTAACCCCTTTTTCAGTTGTAAGTAAACCATCAAGTCTTGTATTTCCATTTACGTGAAAATATTCAGTTGGAGTGTCGGTATTAACACCAACAAATCCATTATCTAATATAGATATAAGATTTGATGAACCACTTCTATTTTTAAAACGTATAGAATTACCCAAAGATTTAATTACGGTGTCATTATTGTTAGAATAAACACTAGCATACATAGTACCACCAGTAGATTGAAATCTAAGACCATAACCATTTTGAAAAGCAATAGAACCATTCTCAACATTAATTACATCAGATAAAGGCATAGTAGCACCACCAATTCTCATATTACCAACAGAATTTATTCTCATTCTTTCAGTCATTGTGGTACTACCATCTGGTGTTGTAAAGAATGTTAATCTAGAAGGTAAATCATTACCACCACTAGTCGCATCCATTGAAGCTTCAATTTTTGCGTTGGCGATAAAAGTTGAAGTTGCAGAATTCCAAGCTCCAAATTCTAATCTACCTACAGCACTACCTGAACTAGGTGTTGTTGGTGATTCTTGAGTTCCAGATGCTCTAAATAATCTAAGTCTACCATATGTTCCGTAATTGTTTGTTTCTATTTGAGAATTAAACAAATCTAAATCATTGTTAATAATAACATATTGTAAATTAGTTGGGTTACCTGTAACGGTTAATGTACCTGCTGATATTGTTGTTGAAGTAAGACCAGCATTAAAAGATTGAGACACACTGAAATTGTTGTCAGTGTTAGTCAACGCTAAATTGTTATATTTGTTTGAATCTAAATGATAATACTGTCCAGCCAAACCGCCTTGAATACCAGCCAAATCATTATGTAATACTGGCGCCCCAGAAGGTTGAAATACCGTATTAAATGCTGATTGGATAATACCAGTAGTCGCGCTTACACCAACAATTATTCTACCAACCAAAAATGCGTGTGATGTAATTAACTCTGGTAAATTAGGTTCTGGTGACGCTTCAGCTAATTGAATAGTATCGAATTGACCAAAACTAATTAATTCATATAAATGGTCATTAATTTCTTGACCCCTAAAATACCAGTTAACCAAATATTTACCAGCCGTTGCTAAAATTAAATCTGTACCATCATCATAAAAACTGTTGTTTATGGTGTTACCAGTAGTGGTATACACCCAAGTACCACCAGAATGAAAAGATTTAAAGAACACATCGTCTTGTGAGTTTACAGCGGTAACAATTTGTTTATATGGGCCATTCCATACAACACCAGAACTCAATGTAACAACACCAGTTGAACCACTAAGACCTAATGCACAACCACTTTCTCTAGCAAATCTATCAGTAGAAATTAAACGAGTATTTAGTTTGTTAGGTAAACCAGCACCCATATCACCAAACTCTAATGTGTGTACAAAGTTGTCTGCCCTGTAAACAATCATATACAATACAATATCACTACTGTTTACAGTCCCATCATTGTCTAATACGTTGTATCTAGGTGAACCACCATTATATTCTACAATAATATAATTTGTGTCATTGTTTATAAGTGGCGGAATTCCACCAACACCTGTAGTACCACTAGCAACAGTATATATTTTAAGTAATTCTAAATTATTTGGATTATCATACAAAGCAACTTTTATCTCTGGTAAGTTGATACTTCCATTACCATTGTCAACCCAATTTTCAGCACCTAATATAACACCAGCGTTATAATTTGAGGGTCCGTCAATGGTAAACGTACCGCCAGTGTTGTTCGTAAACGTTGTGACACCATCAAAATAAGTACCCCCCGTTACTCTAACATCTGTTGGTAAATTTAAATATGTTGTTGCGGATATTGTTGTTGCGGTAAGTCCATTTATAAAATATGTTGGGTTAGCAACTGTACCACCAGTAAAAATAGTATCAGTAAGTCCAGTTAATGTAAACGTACCACCAGTATTGTTGACAAATGTTGCAACATCATTTGATTTAGTGGCACCTGTAACAAATACATCTGTTGCGCCAGTATAAAACCCTGTTACATTAAATGTTCCACCAGTATTGTTTGTAAACATAGCGTTACCATCAGAATAAGTACCACCAGTAACAAATGTATCTTGTGTTGAAATACCAGAAAGATTAGAACCATCACCATAGAATGTTGTTGCGCTAACAGGTCCATTTACGTTTAATGATGTGAAATTATCGATAGTAGCACCGAATGTGACACCATCGTTTCTATATAATGTTAATAAATTATTAGTAAACGTAACAGCTGTTACATATATGTCTGTTGCACCAGTATAAAAACCTGTTACATTAAATGTTCCACCAGTATTGTTGGTAAATGTTGCTACACCATAATTTTGGTCGTAGGTTCCACCAGTAACAAATGTATCTTGTGTTGAAATACCAGTAAGGTTCGAACCGTCACCATAAAATGTTGTGGCGCTAAACGATGAATTAGCTTGTATAATATTATCCCCTAGTAATATTTGTGTGTTACCAGTACATGAAATTAAAGCATTAGTAAAAAAACCAGTACATGCACTCATTGTTCCATCATTTTCAGGTTCAATGATGAATGTTTCGTTAATACTTAAAGATTTGTTTATATTGTTCATTACGTTGTTGTTGTTGTACCTATTAATTTAAAAGAACCTTGTGTAAGATTATTTTTATATACTCTAATTTTTATTACATCGTTAGCGCTTAATATCAAAGGTGATGATAATACTGTCCCATCAAAAATACCCACCCCATTAGCACTAATAACTATTCTACTTATATTTGATATTTCAGTTAATATCGTAAAATTAACGTCGTATTTAAGTATAAATTCAAATTCATTTTTGGACCTAGGTTTAAATAAAAATTTAAAATTAGCTTCGTTATTTTTGTTGCTGCTGTCAAAAATTATATCGTTGTATAGTTTAGTTTCATCAATTTCCATCGCAAGTATTGTTCTATTTATTGACGGAACTACTTCATACTCTTCTTCATCTAGCAAATAACCTAATAATTTTAGTTCAAATAGTTGAACATAAAATCTTTTGTTTTCAAAATCATCAATGTTACTCTCATCACCTATATTTTCAAGATGCAATGGCATTGGATGACCTTTAACATCAATATAACATTGTCTAGATTGAAACGCTCTTTGCATTAACCTATTAAACTTATTTAAGTGTCTTAATTTAGTTGCAAATATTCTAACCTCGTAGGTTAAATCTACACTTGTCGGTTGTGGTATCTTATACATATCCACACCTCTTCTTGCTCCGTCCCATGTTGGAACTTTTACCATTGTGTAGGTACGATTTCCTGGAATGTTCCATAGTCCAGCTTGGTTTTGACCCTGTTGAATATCTGGGTTTCTTACAACAGTTATAAATGGCATTCTTATGTTTTTATATTCATCAGTAAATTCCCAAGTTTTTGTAAACTCAGTCCATCTTTGGATTGTTAAAAATATAACTGGAATTCTTTCTCCTTCAAGACTCATATAAAATCTTTCGTCAGTTTTTAACGTTTCAATAACCGCTTCATCCATGTCTTCTTCTAAAACACCTCTAGGTAAAAAAGTACCTTTGTCGGTAATACCATCTAGAATTTCTTGTCTTCTTTCTGGTCCGATTTTACTTGGTGTAATATCTATGTTGGTCATATAACCTTTGGGCATTCCCATATCTTATCTGTTTTTAAATTACATACCTTGGAATTCTAAATCTTCAATTGTAGCGCAAATAATTGTTCTAAACGCACCTTTGTAACCCATAATCGTATGTTTATTGTCGTAATTTTTAACTCCATCATTAACAACGCTGAAATATCTAATTTCTGTTTCTGTAACTGGATAACCTATATAATCACCATAGCTTATCTCAGTATCCAATTCTTTCAATTGTGCATCATAAATTCCAAAAGTTAATTGTCCATCTTGTAAATATCTCAAACCACCATTGGAGTTGTATGCTTTATTTTCAGCTTCATCCATAATAGGGATTACTTTAAGCTCAATCGGTGGAAAATATCTAATACCGTCAGCAGACGCTTCACCATATAAATCATCAGATTCGGTTAGTTGTCTATCAACTCTGTATAGAATTAAAGTAAAATTACCATCACCTTCGATAGCTTCTCTACCCATTTCAATTTCAAGGTTAAAATCTTCCTCAGAAAACCATTTATTTACCCTTGTTATCGGTGTTACTTTTTTATTATCCATAGGTTTTATTTTATAAATATTTATGTTTTAATTAATCTACAGCAAACCCTTGATTTTTATTTTTATTTTCGTTATATTTGTATATAATAACCAGGATTAAACTAGTAATTATTTGATAAATTTAGACGACATAAAAGGACGCTCAGCAATATCTCTATTAGAGAATTACGACGGTATTAACCCTTACATTAAAGGGTTACAAAATCAGTACCTTAAAAACAATAAATTGGCCCTTACGGATAACCAATCCAAATATATTATAGATAACATTGATAGAGAACCGCTATATATAAATAGAGTGGTAAATATAACTAGTTATTTAGGTGAAGAACTACAAAAAAAACATGAATTATCTTTTATACCAGAAAGAGTTCTTATCGAATTTATTTTGGGTGAAACAGATAAATCATACCACATTTATGGAAAGTTTTCAACAAAACAACAATCCAAAATGTATTTTATCCCAAAAACACAAGTAATTGATGACCCATATTTTGAACCAATCAAGATAGATGTTGATTTTACAAAATATAACGATGTATTAGCTAAAACGGGTAAAAAACTATATCAGCACCAAGAAGAAGGTATTAAATTTTTATTATCTAGAAACGGCTGTATTCTAGCCGATGATATGGGTTTGGGTAAATCGATGCAATCAATAATTGCTGCGTTGGAAAGTGGTGCTAAAAAGATATTGATTGTGTGTCCATCAGCCACTAAAATTAATTGGCAACGTGAGATAAATGTATTTTGTGATGAAACAACAATTATTGACGGTAAAAAATTCAAAGATGCAAAATTTACAATAATAAATTTTGATATTCTTAAAAACTTTCATAGCCTTAAATCAACCAAAAGACTAAAAGAAGGTGAAGTTGAACCAGAACCAATCAGAAACTTAGCTAACGCTGGGTATGATTTATGTATTGTTGATGAAGCTCACTATTTGAAAAATAACGATAGTATTCGCGGTAAAATAATTGTAGAGTTATCCACAAAGTTTAATATTCAAAAAGTTTGGTTATTGACTGGAACACCAGTTGCAAACAGACCAATGGATTTCTTTAATTTATTAAAGATTATAAAGTCTCCTATTGCAGAAAATTGGAAACACTATGCTACGAGATACTGTGAAGGTAGAAAGTTCTTTAGAACGCTTAAAAATGGTCAGAAAAGACAAATATGGTTAACTGATGGTGCCAGCAATTTAGAAGAGTTGGCCACTAAAACAAAAAATATACTTTTGAGAAGACTTAAAACTGAAGTGTTGGACATGCCAGACAAAGTCATCACACCCATGCATCATGTGTTAGATACTAAACAATTATCACAATACGAATATTTATGGGATGAGTATATGTTGGCCAAGATAGAAGCTGGTAAAAAAGTTCGTGAAGAACAGAAAGACTTGGTAGAACTTATTTTGCTTAGACAGTTTATTGCACAACAAGCTATCCCATATACAATTGAAATGGCTGAGAATGCGATAGAAATGGGTCGTAAAGTAATTATTTTTACTAGTTTTACTGAAGAACTTGAAATGATTACAAATCATTTTGGAAAAGCTGCTGTAAAACATAATGGACCAATGAGTACCGTTAACAAACAAAAATCAGTTGATGCATTTCAAAATAATGACAAAGTTAAAGTTTTTGTTGGAAATATTAAATCTGCTGGTGTTGGGATTACATTAACAGAAGGTACTGTTGTAATTTTTAATTCATTCGATTGGGTACCAGGCTCAAACGAACAAGCCGAAGATAGAGCATTTCGTATCGGACAAAAAAATGACGTTAATGTTTACTATCAATTATTTGATGGTACTATTTCTACTAGAATGTGGGAAATGTTGAAAAACAAAAGAGACATCATATCAACCATTATGGGTGAAAAAGTGATGACAGAAGATGAAATAACAGAATTATTAATAGAACAATTATTAGATTAATTATGGTAACAATTTACACAATGCAAAACTGCCCATATTGCGCAGAATTAAAAGAACTTCTTACTACTGAAAATATCGAATTTAACGATATAGATATTTTTGATAAAGAACATGAAAAAGAAGTTGGAGAAATAATGGAAGCATCAAAAGCTGAAGAAGTCCCAATAGTTAGGGTTGAAAAGCAATTATTTATACCAAACGTTTCATTCAAAAGTATTAAAGAAGCTGTAGAGTTAACTAAAAGATTTATTGGTTAATTTAAAAATTTCTTATATTTATAAGAAAAGATAAAAAATGTCAATAAGTACAGAAGAAAGAGAAAAACTATTTAGACAATTTAGACATTCAGTTGGTGCGCCTATCCGTAAGATTGAATTAGAAGATGAACAACTTTGTACACTTCTAGAAATTTCAATTGAAGACTACGCACAGTATGTACAAGAATGGCTTATAGAACACCAATGGCAATCATTGTTAGGTCAAAGTATTGACACTACAGATATGGCTTTTGCTTTGAGTGTTAGAAGTTTAGATTTAGCAACGCAATATACATACGCATATTCAAAACAAGTAGGTTTGCAAACTAGAGGTCCGTGGGAACTTAAAAAAGATTATGTTTCAATAGAATCTGGGAGACAAGTTTATCAAATCCCAGCTGGTCGTGAAATCAACGAAGTTCTTTGGATAACACCACCAGCAACCAGCCAAGCTTTATTGGCCAACTATGGCGGTATTGATTATGGTTTTGGTGGTGGATTCTCACAAGTAGGTGGTGGTGTAGGTACTGGTGGCCCTAATGGTAGAATGGGTTATTATATAGCACCAGCTTTTGACATATTGTTAACCGCTGCTGATATGAACCTTAAAAATCGTATCATTAGAAGTGAATTGGTTTATAAGATTACTGCGGGTCCAGCTGGGACTAAATTGTTGCATTTGATGAGTACGCCTGGTTCTAAATTATCATTTGGACAAGGTATTGGTGGTGTCGGTAGTTCAATCAACATGACTGGTTGTCAAGTTTGGTATCACTATTATGATACAACACCTGAAAACATTGACCAATGTCTTCAAGACAATCCAGATATTATTAAAATGCCAAACCAAGTTCCGTTGTCAAAATTAGATTATGCTGATTTTAACGAACCAACAAAAACTCTTATACGTCAGTTATTTATTGCTGAAGCTAAAAGAGCGTTAGGAAGAACAAGAGGTAAATTTGGTGGTATAGTAGGTCCACCTGAAGCTGAAAGAACAATGGATTATGAAACCCTTATCAGTGAAGGTAATGAAGAAAGAAAAGCTGTGTTGGAAAGACTAGATGCTAGATTACTTAGATTATCATCAACATCACAATTAGAGAGAGGTGCCAAAGAAGCAACTGATTTGAATACATCAATGAAATACAGACCATTAGGGTTCTGGGTATATTAACAAATAACAATAAAAATAAAAATAACTAAAATGGGATTAAAAATCACTAGCGAAATTCACACAAATAAAGGTGTAACATCTGAAATGTATTTAAACATTGAAAACATAATATTGAGTAAATTTAACAATAATCGTTCAATTATGGTTAACAAATATCTTAATAAAGATGCAAGAGATGCTAATCATTTTGACAAATGTGAATCTTATGAGATTCCAAATGTGTTAAACTTAAATTTAGATATAAATGAATTATCATCAGTTTACGTATATGAATTAGCATACACTAAAATAAAAGAAGAGTTAGAATCTAAAGGTTTAACTGTAGAAGATTTAATATAAAAAAAGGGGCGTTAAGCCCCTTATTTATTTCTAAAATCCCCAATCTTCTTCTGGTTCTTCTTTTTGTAAATCAGCTTCTTTATCCATATCATTTACAATAGCTAATTCGTCAGCACTAACTTTTATTGGTTCACTAATTACATAACCATCTGGCATCTCACCATATGTATCATCATATTCATCATCCAACAATAAATCTTCATCAGTTCTAATTAAGTTTCCGTCTTCATCTTCTTCCATTTCTTCATCATCTTCTTCATTTTCAGAATATACACGTTTTTTCTTAACCTCTTTAACTTCGACCAATACTTCTTTGGCTTTTTCGTTAAATTTTTCAGCAATATCTTTAATATCTGGGGTTAAAAGTTCAACTTCATTTGAAAATGTTTCACCGCTAAGATGTTTATGTTCAGCTAAATAATCTAACCATAACTCATATCTATCATCATCATTTTCCAAGGATTTTTCTTTGTAAAATAAATCTCTTTCAATGGCCTGTTTTCTATAGTCCATGATATCTTTAACTGGTCGTAAAGGTTCACCCCATTTTCTAGAACAAAACGTTTCAGTTTCTTCATCAATATTACAAATAACCAACACATCAATAGGTATCAAACCATCTTTAAGTAATCTTTCATAATCATAAGCTTCTAAGTGTTTAAAAGCATGCTCTAACCTTTCTTTTTCATCTTTTAAACCTTCTTCTTTAGCAATACGCATTCTCTCGTGGTAATCACTTTTAAGTACATCCCATTCTTCTTGTGTCATATTGTTCGGCAATTTATCAACTCTTTCCCAGAATTTAATTTCTTTGTCTTCCATAATCATAAGGTCTTTGTAAGAGTCTTGGTCAGTTTCCTTAAATGGTTTACCAGAAACTAAACCACATTGAGATTTTGTAAACACCATTCTGTCTTTTAATTTCTCGTATGTTTTTTTGGTTTCTTTATCTTTAACCTTAACAATATCTAAAAGAATGTTGTGGCGAATCTCAGGGTCAAAACAAACCAACAATGGTCTTACTTTCTTGTTAAACGCATCCAAATAACGAGCAACGTTGTATTCATCAGTAAACAATTCTTCTTCGATTTGAGATATTCTTTCTTCCATGTCAGCAATGTTTGCATCACCTTCTTCTAAAGAAGCTATAGCTTTTTTAAGCATTTCTAATTCTTTAACAGCTTCAAAATCACGCTCAACAGTTGCTGGGTCAATAAGCTTACAATTTAATTGAACTTCTTTAGTTACTTCAGGTGGTATTCTGTCAGTACCGTTATTAGCATACCATTTTTCAAGTTGTTTATCCGTCATTTTGTTATGATAAATCGTTTTCAAATCACCTTGAGATTTAGAAGTACCAGTGTTTATGTAATACAATACATCACCCAAATTCAAATCTAATCCTTCTCTCATCGCTAATTCCATATGCGCTTGTTTTGGCATAGGGTTACCAGCTTTGTTCTTCATGGTAGCTTTTTTCTTGTACTCTGGCATAGATAATTTAACTTTAGCTTTTGACGCAATTTTAACCAATGGGATTTGATAATTATAAATCTTATCAACATACTCATAATAATAATTAATAAATGAATAACCATCACCATCCAATAACATACGAATCGCTTTACCCAAGAAATCTTCGATATAAACGGACATCTTTTTAGATTTAACAGAGTTACCCACAAGTTTGATTTTACCACCTATATCGTTCGCGTAGTTCTTTCTAGCAAAGTTAATTGTAGAACTACACACATCATCTAAATCTAACCCCATACGACCTTCCATGTATGTTTCGTTAAACTCAGCCAAAACAGCATCAATACCAACCAACTCTTTACCACCATCATCACTAGTTTTCCAGTGACTACCTTTAGCTACATACTTGATATCGTTTAGGTTTTCTGGAGCTGCGAAGTTGAAACCATCTGTATCACCTACTAGCGCGCGGAAACCATGTTTTTCAGTAAAGTGTCTAACCATAAGACGTAAGTATTGACGGCCACGACATGTTGTTTCTTCGGCCGAGTCAGTATCACCCCAATTAAAGATATATGGCGCACCATACGAACCAAACCATGAGTTAGCAAGTATTTTAAGTGGTAACTGTTTTTTATCATATAAACTAGCTAACGATTTGTGTTCTGCTATTTGTTTTTTAAGAGCTTCTATTTCAGCTGTAGACATGTTGTCTTTATTTGCGTCTAATTGCTCTTGTAACTTTTTAGCTTTTTTCTTTTCAATACCAGTTTTGAATTTGAATTCATCACGACTATCAACAACGTAGGTAAGCATTCCAGCCATTACACCACTAATATCCAAATCTGGGAAGATTCCATGTGTTAACTGTGTTTTAGGATATAATGCAGCGTAATCTAATTTGTAAACATTTTTAGCAAAACCTACTTCTAATAAACGTGACAAACCACCAGTAAAATCTCTTTTGGTTTGTGTTTCTGGGATAGCTAAACCGTTTTCGTAAGACCATGCCGCCATGATAAGTTTCCACTGACCAGCGGTACCCATCGTGGATGAACGTTGGAATGTAGTTGGTAACATTTTTGCAATAAGGAAACTGGCTTGGTTATAGATATAATCAATTTGCTCAGTTTCCCAAAGGTCATCACATAAATAACGTTGAACAATATATGCACCACTTTTAATTGTGTAACCTTCTTTCAACGGATTTTTAGTTGTTATTTTATACCAATCACCATTATCGTTGTTAAATGCGTATTTGTTTTTTTTGTCGGACCATGTTGAGTTGATTTTATCACCTGGGACGTATACACGGTTAGGTTTTGCAATTTCAGAATATTGTGTAATGTACTTCAAACCCCAAGATTTAATTTCAGAGTTAATAGCCATAGCTCTACGAACAGCGTGTGATATATCGATAATACTATACCCATACATACTTGTTTGTAAGTAATGTTCTGTTTCACCACCCAACTTAAGTGTTGCTGGTTTTCTTTTGATTTTAGAAATTCTATTAAGTGTTATTGCTAATTCGGTTATTGGTACACCTAAACGTTCAGCGCGCTCAAATAAATAAGGCCAGTCAAAGTTTTCAGAGTTATAACCAGTAATTATATCTGGTTTAACCATATCAATAATCTTAAAAAATTTTGATATATTTTCTCTTTCGCTTTTTCTTCTTTCTTGTGCGGTTTCACCAAGAGTTTCCATAACACCTTCTAACCCTTTGTTGTCACGAACACCGATTTGGAAGATTGCATTCTTACTAGCGAATAAACCTTCCGTCTCCAAGTCAAATTGAAATCTATGGACATCATCGTAATCGTCCATACCTCTAAATAATCGTTTACCACTTTGTATTAGGAATTGTTCAGTTGGACTGAACATAACAAAACTCTTCATGTAGTCTTTGTGGAATACATCAATACCACCTTCTTTGAAGAATTGAATAAGTGAATTATAGGACCTATCACACGTTGCCATGTATTTGTATCCATAAGCTAAACGGTCAGGTGAAACACCTTCATCGTTCCAAGTTCTAAGTGTTTTTATTTTAACACCGTATTGTCTTCCAGCTTCAATACGTTTTAGTTTTTTACCACCATAAAGTTCTTTGGTGATATCTTCTTTAAACCACAAGAATGGTTTATAAGGACAATCCTCTAATCTTTTTTCACAATCTGGTTCGTTGATAACCAACGTTACTGATGGTTTATCATAACTAGATTCTACTGCTACTATGTATTCTTGAGGGTCACTACCTTGCAAAAACGATTCAATTATTTCGTTACTTACTTTTGTGTTTGTTTGACTCATGTTAAATATATTTTATGCAAATATACTAAACAATTTTGGTTTTTACAAGGTTTTGACCTATAAATATTTTTAACTTTGTAACGTACAAAGTTACTATTTTTTTTCTAATTATGCAATATTTAATAGTTATTTTTTTATTGTCCCATCCAACACATTGATAAATAGTTCTTCTCTAATTGGTACTATAAGTGTTCCACTACCATCTAAAAATATAATTTCAAATTGCCCTACAAATCTACCAGCAACGCTAGTTTCTCTTTCAGTAAATTGGTATACCAAATAGAATTCTGGACCAACACAATCCTCTGGTTCTACTTGTTCTATACCAGCAACTTTTTTAGCTATTTTTTTAACACCAGTAATAACGTCAGACATTGTAAAATAAATGTTAGCGTTTTGTATTTTTTCATGAAATTTGTTAAAATCATTACGGCCGTCCTGTATCAATTCTAATTTCAAAACAGGTAAAGTTGAGTTTTTATTTATTGAGAATTCCATTCTATCTATTTGCTTTATTTAATATTATCTTTTATATCGTTAATGGTTTCCAACCAGTTATCAAACCTGTCCAACCAAAGAAATTTTTATTTACCGAATCATAAACAATAGTCCCTTCACCACCTGAAGGAACTGGTGATGTTGCACCACTAGTTAACGAGGTATATGTCGACCCAACTTTAATCGCACCGTTAACATCTAAAGTTTCCAAAGGTGTTGTTGTGCCAATACCAATATTACCTGTAAACGTTGTTCCAGAAGTCAAACCACTTATAGGTTTAGATATTAATCTACCACTTGAATTTGTAGATAGATAATTACTTGTAGTTCCAGTGTCAACTCTAGAAGTAGGGTAACTTAAAAACTCAACATAATCAGTACCAATATTAAACTTAGCTACAGGGTTAAAATAACTATCTCTAAATGAAAATAATAAAGCACTTGTCGCACCAAAACCATTATAACCAGCATCTTTAGTTGCGGAAAAATTTAATTGAGCTTGTGTGGTTGAACTTCCAGAATAACTACCAATAATTATATTTGGACCAGTTGTCCCATTAGCTGTATTAGAAAATAAAGTTAAATATGAAGCGACATTTGTCCCATTACCAATATGACCAGTACTCAAACCTAAACCAACACCAACACTAGGTGCGGTGCTAAAATACGCTGTGTTACCTGTAACACCTATAGCGTCACCTCGATAAATACCACCTGTTGTACCCGTAACTATTCCATTACCAGATAAATACCTAAATATATTATATGATGTTGTACCACTAACAATATTACCATTTATATCTATACCTAAATTTCTAATCGAAGTAGTGGTATCTAAGGTTTTAATATTAAACTTATCAACATAGGTTGTGTTAGCAGCATTACCATTTATGTTATCACCTAATACAATTGTGCTTTCAGTAAACGCTGTTGAGAAATTACCATGAACAAATGAATAATCTCCAAATGCAACAGAAGAATTACCACCAACATGACTATCTCTTCCTCTAGCGGTATTATACTCACCTTCAGCGTGACTTGCTAAACCAATAGCTACATTACTAGCACCTTCAGCATGTGAATAATCACCAAAAGCTCTTGTTCCAGCACCTTCAGCATGACTCGTATAACCAGTAGCGCGTGTATTAAAACCTTCAGCATGACTATAATTACCAATAGCTGTTGTTTCACTACCTTCAGCATGACTACCATTACCAATAGCTTGTGTATTAGCACCTTCAGCATGACTAAATTGTCCAATAGCTGTTGTTAAAGACCCTTCAGAATGACTTGATTGCCCAGATGCTGTTGTAAGATTACCTTCAGCATGACTATTGAGTCCATAAGCTATACTGTATTGACCCT